ACCAAAAAAGTTACCAGTAACATTATTGTTATCAGTGTTGACAATAATAGTACTGTCATCGCCTGCAATATTAATTTTATAATTTTGTTGTTCATTGAAGAAATCACTAATTGGTCTTGAAGACCAATTTGCACCGTCAAATACTACCGCATCACCATTTAATGGTGAACTTGAAACAGCTACTCCGCTGAGTTCGTTTAGTGTAAGTACACCAACTCCTGGAACAGATATAGCTTCCCATTTGTTAGATGCGCTAACATAAGTTAGTACATCGTTATTAGATGCACCCGTTAAATCAGTGTCAGTAAGTGAATTCAACGACAAAGATCCGCCTCCGCCAGCGCCTGTAACTAAGGTACCACCAACAGTAGAACCGTCACCTGCGTATAGTAACTTAGTGTCAGTAGTGTAAATTAACTCACCTTCTACTGGTGTTATCAGTTGACGTTCACTATCTGTGCCGCGTCTTAGACGTAATGCCATGTGTTATACTCCTAGAATATCTTATTACTAGTATTTATACATTTTCAAAGATTACCATCAGTCTATTTTCGTTTCTTCATAAAACTTTTGGTTCTCTTCTTAACATCAGCTACTACTTTGGAAGTGTTCAATCTAAAGTCAACATGTGAGATTTCGTCATTATATTGCTCAAGAAAAGTTTCTAAACTATTTTCAATTATGTTAACATCGCCGTCGCCTACAGACGACTGCTGATCCAAGTCAATTTCCCATATCTTACCATCATGAAAGTGTACATGTATGTTGTGTATGTATTCTATAGGAACTGCTTTAATCTCAACATCGCCGAATATTTCTGGCCAGTGCTTAATAACTTCTGGTGGGAGTTTATTTTTAGGCACTTGTAGTAGTCTTCTTAGCGGCTACTTTCTTTTTAGTTGGAACCAATTCTTCAGCTTGTCTGCGTAATTCAGCAGCTTCTTTACTCAACCGATCTGCATCACTGCGGAACTTCTTAGCAAGTGTTTCGTCTGTAATTACACCGTCATCTGCAACAGCCGCAACACTAGGAGCAGCCGCAGCCATTTCACTAGCAGTCATTGCTGGCTCGCTAGTAGATGCTTGTTGAATAGTTTTTCCGTCGCTACCTGTAACTGCTAAATCGTTAACTGTAACTCCACGCTGTGCTGCAATAGCTTCATTAAGCTCACTTAGTTTAATAGATGAGTTTTGATTAGGAATCATTTCAACATCAGCAGTTTTAACTTTAACCATCTTACCAGTTGTGTGGAAACGTGCAAGCATGTTACTACCGTCTGATAGTTGTGTACGCATCATAACAGTTGCTAAGTCATCTGCTTGTTGGCCAGATGCAGACTCAACTAACTTGATTAGTGAATCGTGATCGCCTGCTTCTAGGTTTTCAGTTGTTACTACAACGCAATGATCTGGATCACCAGGCAATACTTTGTATGCGACAATTACTCTACGCTGATTGTGTGCCATTCGGCCTACATGTTTAAGTGCTGCCATGTTATGCTCCTTGTGCCGGCTGCTGTTGTGCAACGGCTGCTAAAAATGTTTCTAGTTTACTGTAAGTTTGTCCTACAGTCATCATCTCATTAGGCTTAAAAGCGCCACGTTGACTAGCAACATCAATGATACTTTTTAATGCTTGTAAGTCCTGTACAGTTAAGTCCGGGCCTTGTTGTTCTGTTGCTTGTTCTGCTTCCATCTCTGGTGCAGTTACTTCAACGTTTGTATCTTCGCTCATAAATGTTCTCCTTGTATAGTATATATGCGTACTTTATTTATTTGTACTTTAAATGTGGACACGCTAACATGAAATAACTCATGTCTTTTGTTTCTTCAAAACCGACAGTTAATACTTGAGTTAACTTGTTATTACTGTCTAAGCTTACGTTCTTACCAGCATAAAATCTGTTCTTTAAATGCTGTTTAATCCATTTAATTAAACTGTCTTCCAAATTATATGTCATAGGTAAATTAACGTACTCAAAGTGTGGCGGAGCCGATTTGACTTGCCTCACTTCAAATACATTTAATGGATTAGGTGTTTTATTTTTTATCATGCAGCCGCATCGTAGTGTACTGATGTACCAAACGGTCCTTCTAAGTTCTTATCACGGTTGCTGTGGATAACAAATACTGTATCACAGTAGTCTGGATCACCCCAGCTATCCCATGCATAACCATCTGTAAACATAATTAGTTTCTTAGGAACATAATCTTGTTCTTTCATGTATGTCCAGTTCGCCATAAAGTCAGTGCCACCGCCACCCATTAGTTCGTAGTCTAACAAGTCTTTGCCATCGTTTGCAGCAAAATCTTCTTCATTGTATACGTCTGTGTCAAAGCACCATACTTTAATATTATAGTCTGGAAACTCGTCCATAATACCTTTAACTTCTCCTAGGAAGTCTTTACCTTGTACTTCACCAATTGAGCCGCTCATGTCTATACAAACAGCAACATCAATAGTGTCTTGGAAGTCCATGCTAGGTAATATAGCACCGCTCATTTGTCCTTTGCGTGAAGGACGACTAAATGTATAATCGCTTCTAATTGAACTTTGTACTGACTGCCGAATAATTTCACGCCAGTTCATCTTAGGCTCTGTAAGTTCTTTAATCATACGTGCAACTGCGCCTGGAACATTACCTGCTCCTGCACTCTGTGCCGCTGAAATCATATTCTCTTTGATCTCATCTTTAATTTGTTTTACTTCTTCTTTGCTGTACTTAGGCTTAGACTTGCTAGTAGCATTTCCGTTAACATCCTTACCAACTTCGCCATCGCTAACACCTTCGCCATCGTCTTCTGAGTCGAGGTGCTCGTCTAGCATTTCACCTAATTGCTTTAAGTACTCTTCGCCCATCTCTTTTGCTTTTTCGTATACATCATCATATACTTCTTCGCTTGTCCAGCCTTCATATTTAAAGTCCTGGTAGCATTGTACAATACTTGGTATAGTACCAATACGATCACGTACTAGTGTATTGTTTACAATATAGTCTGCGCTAATGTTATAGATCATAGGATCACGGTCATCTCTACGACCCATGTGATCAAATACCATATGCAAAATTTCGTGTGCAACAACAAACTCAATCTCTTTATTATTCATCGCATTAAAGAATTGTGTGTTGTAGTACAAGTTACGACCATCAACGGCAGCAGTACCAAGCCACTCATCTGCTGCAACAATACGCAAACGTGTAGCCATGTTGCCAAAGAAAGGATGGCGCAATAGTAAACCAATACGTGCCGTAATAATACGGTCCATAACTATTACACGCATTTCTTCTAGTGCTTCTGGAGTAATATCTGGGTCCGGAGTAAAGTTTTTTAGTTCACTTTGTGTATCTTTAGTAGCCATTATCGACGCCCCTTTGTTAACTTATACATATATTATAGCACTGATTAGTATATATGTCAACCTTTAATACTGGTCTTCATCATCACCAGACATCTTTTCTTTGGACCATTCAGCAGTTGCAGTAATATCCTTACCAAGTCCGCCTACAGTTGAACAAGCACCTAGTGCCATTGCCATTAGTACGATTAAAAATAATTTCATTTGAATCTCCTATTATTAAGCTTCTTGTGCGGCTTTAATATACTTACCATAACGCTCATGGAATTCATCAAAACACGCTACTTCATCTGGATCAATGGGCAAACCGTACTGTGTTAGTGCAAGCTTGATGCCCATAACAACTAGTTCAGTATCAAAGTTATCCATTGAAAAGCGCAGGAAGTTGTTCACTTTGTCATCGAACTTCTTGTCGCCTGCGTCACACGCTTCTTTAAGTTCATAGCATAAGGACACAGTTAGTGAGTACATAGCACTAATCTCTTTGGAATTCATCTCTTTTACTTTGCCTGCTAGGATGTCAGTTGGATTAGGCATGCTAGATGCAACTTTACGGTGCGCCATAAACTTAACTGCTAGTCCTTCACCAACTGCACCTGCTACTAAGTCAGTAGTAGTTGCTTCGTCTAGGTCATCGTCTAGCAATTCGCTAACAAAAGACCAACTACGAGGAGTTGCAAAGCTACGGCTTGAACTCTTAGGATCAAAGTCATATAAGTCTTTCTTTGCAAAGGTTAAGTAGCCAATAACGTCTGTGTTGATGTTGTTGTTAACACTCCACTGGAACCAGTCGTCAAAGTTAACAGAAAGTTCTAAGTGGATAAAGCGGTTAGCTAACGGAGCAGGCATCCTATAAGTAACACCCTTGTCAGCTTCACGGTTACCAGCCGCAACAATCATTACGTTGTCTGGTAGCTTGTAAGTGCCTACACGACGGTTAAGAATTAGTTGATATGCTGCCGCTTGCACACTAGGTGCTGCTGAGTTCATTTCGTCTAGGAATAGTATAATGTGATCAAATTGAGCAGCAAACTCTTCGCTTGGTAATTCACTAGGCGCACCCCACACCATAGTACCTGAGTTGCTGTCGAAGTATGGAATACCTTTAATATCTGTAGGTTCCCAAAGCGACAAACGAATGTCAATTAAATGTGAATTTGAAAAAGTGTCACAGATCTGTGATACAATATCAGATTTGCCAATGCCCGGAGCTCCCCAAAGGAAGATAGGACGTTTCTTTTTTAGTGCATGGGTAATACTGTTTTTTGCGCCATTTGGACTAACTGTGCGAGTTGAAGTATCCATGTTGTGTTCCCTCTTTGTTTAGTGCTTTATTTAAACTATACATATATTATAGCACCATTACAGCATTTGTCAACCATTTTCTAAAAAAAGAACCTATTACAAATCAATAGGTTAGGATTTTTTTTGTCTATTAACTGCTTTTGTTAAGCCATATTTGCGCAAGTCGCCACTAAAAAGGGTGAGTTCAACTGCTTTCTTTTCGTTAGTTACTACAATACTTCGGTTTGTTAGATAGTAAGGACAGTCAATGAACTTGTCGAGGTGGATAATAACTTGGGTAGATAATGGTACATCTCTTGGATATGGTATGTCATATGTTGCCAATTCTATTAAGGTTAGCATATCAAACCCCATCTCTGTTAGTCGCAAGCCGCCTGAGTTTTTGTCTCTGTTGTTTTTCCACCAAAGTGGCATATACTCTTTTACGGCTGTTTCGTTTGTACTTTTGCCAAGTTCTTTCAGAAAGAGCTTAGTATATGTCTCTTTCCAGTTCATACTTCAGTAACTACTTCGCCCGAAGTAAGTTTATATACTGAAAAGTCTTCACATCTAAACAGTTCGTTTAACTTTTTAGCAAGATTATGTGCATGACCTGGATTACTAAAGCTAGTCTTCTTATATTTAGGACCAGGGTAATTAGTAAGCGCATTTGCACTTTTAAGATTAAATGGCTTTTCTTGATGAAATACTGCCCATATAGCGTCAGCTTCTAGAACTTGCTCGCTCTTATAGGTTTTATTGTTTATATTTTCTAATATAACTGTTGGCTTTGGCCTACTCATATGCGTAATTCCTTTTAATTAACTACGCATATATTTATCTTTTTGAAAAGTTATCTACGTACTTAAAACTTAGAACCGCCATCTAAATTAATCTGAATAACTTCATCGTCGCTGTTGTTAGACTGCGCAACTAATAGTTCAAGGTCACCATGTAAGCGACTCATAACAGCACCTAATGTAAACGCTAAGTTTTTAGCTGTATTCATATCTAGTGTAACGTTAGGAGCTCTACTAGCTTCAGCAGCCTTTACAGCATTTAAAAACTGTTGTAAAGGTATAGTATTCAATGGCTCAATGTTTGGCACGACGAAGCTCCGATCTCATTTCTATTTCTGTTTTAAATGGGCCTTTAGAGTTATAACGTTCGATTGTGATTAACTTAGGACAAAAACTCTTAACCCAGCCTTTTTCAAACTCAATAATGTAGTAGCCTGCACAGTATGCACTTTTTGACTTGTTTGACTTAGTAAACAACGGAAGCTTGCGTACTACATCATACATTGTATTATAAGGACTTACGCTAGTAGGAAATCCATGCACTACACTATGTTTAGTAGTATCTTCTTGCACTTGCTCACTGTGTTCTGTCCAAATGATATCCACTCCAAACTTTTGTTTCATTTGACGCTTGTTATCAAAAAAGCATGTTTCTATTCCGCTACTAAACAAATAACGATCATCGTTCCATGCCATTGTGCCTATACGTTCGTTACTGTCATTTTCAACAATCCAAAACTTATCTTTTAATACTGGTTTTGCTTTTAATGTCATGCTGGGTACCTCGCTTGTAATGGTTCTGCATAAGCCTGTGCCTGGTCTGCAATACGTTGCATATCCCACTTTGCACAGAACTTCATAAGACGCAAGCCTACTTGACTAATGTCTTTAGGAGTTGCATGTTCTGCAATAGTTGTATCGATAATCTCTCTAATGTCTGCAGGCTGTGCAGTCAAGTCACATAATACAACATTGCGATTGTAATCATCTAGCACACGATGTTCTACGCCTTCGTGATCAGTCCAGCGTTGCAGCATCATGTTATTCCAGTTGTAGCCTTTAGTGCCTTTGTCTTCGTATGCTTCAATAAGTCCAACTTTATTCTTAGTACCTTTCTTGCGTACACCAGGATAAGCACTAAACACGTTATCACTAGTGTCGCCACGCATACACTTTTCAAACAACATAAAGTCAGGCTGCGGCGCAGGCTTGCGCTCTTGTGTCTTCTTTTCAATAACAGGCGAACCGTCGTCGTTAAAGTAGCCTTTAGGTGTAATAGTTACATTAGCAACACCATTGTACTGTGTGCAGTTAGGGCCTACTAGTTGTGCAAAGTCGCCGTCTGTACTAATAATGACACAATGATCATCAGGGTGTGCTTGTACCCAACCTGCAATAAGATCATCTGCTTCTAGTTGCTTGTGTTGCATAACAGTACAGTTAGTCTTGTCTGTAACAAAGTTCTTAAACTCGTCGAAGATCTCCCAAAACGCTTTATCGTCTTCACTCTCTTGTACAGTCAACTTGTCACGAGCAACTTGCCTATTACGCTTGTAAGGCTCGTAATAGTCCTTGCGCCAGCTACGACCTTCTAAGCAGAACACAACATGATCTGCGTTAAAGTCTTTCCAAGCCTTTTTAATACTGTTAAGTGTGATATGTAGTGCCATGCCTACCTTCGTGTCAATATCGCCACGTACTACATGCCGAGCGCGGAAGAAAGTATTAGCTGTGTCTACTAGTACATAAGTTGCCATTGTATTGCCTTTTATTGTGTTAATTTAAATATATTATAACACATTAAGAAGAAGATGTCAACCTATTAAAGATTTCATCATTCATAAATGGAATCGATACAAGTTGTTGAGGTATCTGCGTATGCAAATCAAACGCAATGCTGACTCTGGCATCTTCTCCAGTATATGTATCTACTCCGTGTGGCATGTACGTTGGGAACATTGTTAATCCTCCAGCTGTATTTGGAAACTTATGTATAAGAGTATGATCATACGGTATGTAATAATTTGTTGTTGTTGGATACTCATCTAAATGCATATTGCCACTTAAATAACAGCGATGCTCTGTTCCATGAAAATGTGTGTCAATACTTTGATAATCTTCCCACTGAGATAAGTGCATTGGAATATTCCACGAAGGTGCAAACTCATTAGTAGGGTGCATACTTTTAATGGTTATAAGCTTCATGAAACTTCACTTCTTCCTTTAGAAATAGGAACAACATTAATGTGTCCTGCGGCACGAGTTGTGTCTCCGCCTTCTTCTTCTAGCATGTTATATACAATGTCACGGAACCATCTATCTACAATCTCTTCTTCAGGATCGTTATCAACACCATATCCTGCTTCGACAAGTTGTGCGATAAAGTATTTGTTCCAGTCAAGTTCAAAGAATCCGTTACGCACATTCTCTTCGTTAACTTTAACATCGATAACATTTACCCAAGGCTCTTTTTTGCGTGTGTGATAGTCTTTAGGATCACGTTGTTTAAGAAGTTCCATCTTTTCAGCTTCTACTTGTGCAACATCTTCAGCTAACTTTGCTTCTACTTTGTCTTGTCCTGTTAATTTCTTAATAAAGTTTTTCATATTACCATCCTATTTTTTCCCACGGTACGTCTTTGTCACCAAAGTGTCCGTAAGTACAATTGTTGCTATAACTATTATAGTTGAATAAATCAAATCTGTCAATGATTCCTTTTGGACTTAGGTCAATTTCGTCACGTATAAATCTTTCGATACTGCGATTGTGTCCGTTTGAATCAACGTAAATGCTTGTAGGCTGCTTAATACCAATGGCATAGCTTAGTTGTATATTACACCAATCTGCCATTTCGTCTGCTACTACATTCTTTGCTAACCATCTTGCCATGTATGCAGCACTACGATCTACTTTTGTAGGATCTTTACCACTAAAGGCGCCGCCGCCATGAGGAGCAAAACCGCCGTAAGTATCAACAATAATTTTACGACCTGTAACTCCGGTATCACCATCGGGCCCACCAATAACAAAATTGCCAGTAGGGTTGAGATGCCACACAGTATTTTCATCAATTAAATCTCCAAGTTCTTCCATTGCAGCTAGTTTACACAAATGTCTTGCTTCTTCTATACAGCCTTCTGAGTGCTGAGTACTTATAACAATTTGATCAATGCGTTTGATAACACCTTCACGTCTTGCACCGTTGTACTCAACACTTACTTGACTCTTAGCATCAGGACCTAATACATTGCCACGCTTTGTTTTTAAATTTTCTAGTATCTTGTGGCTGTAATGAATAGGCGCAGGCATCATACTATGTGTATGATTGCAAGCATAACCAAACATAAGCCCTTGATCACCTGCACCAAAGTCGTCTGTACCTAGTGCAATGTCTGCACTTTGTTCATGTATTTCATTATATAACTTTAACTTGTGCCAAGAAAATCCATTCTGATCGTAGCCAATTTCTTTAACTTTGTTTCGAACAATTTGTTCTACTTGATCTCTAGTTACATTAAAGTTCTTAACTTCGCCTGCTAGTGTAACCATGTTGGTAGTTACTAGTGTTTCAACTGCTACTCGTGTTGTTGTATCGCCTGCGGCTAATCCAGCATCAACAAGCGCATCAGATATTTGATCTGCTACCTTATCTGGGTGTCCGTCACTTACTGATTCGCTTGTAAAAATGTGGTTCATATTAGTCCTTTTTGTCTCATCTCATCTGGGTCCATAGGCTTCTTAGCTTGTGCCTTCATAGCCTTTTCGTGTTGTTCGTTTTTGTATGATTCACGTACCCCATGCATTTCCGAATAAACTGATGTGTAGCCTTGGGGTGAAGCGCCATCCCTTTTCCATGCAGACTTCTGCCACTTCTTTAACGTTAAGGACATACTCTTCCGAACGTCCCCCAAGCGGCATACAATATACTGGACACTCAACGCCTGCGCCACGGTATGCTTGCACAGCTCTACCAGCTTCATCAATATCTGAACGATCAGCAACGACAAATTTAAGATACATGTCGCTACCATCAACAGTGGAGTAATTAAGAGCAACGTTAGGCTTAATAGCATCTTCCCAAGATTCTCCGCTAACGGATAGTTTAGGCGAACAACTCCATGTGACTGTAATTCTATTGCTATCGTTGAGATAGTGGTATAAGTCATTATGTAATACTTGTGTAGTGTTTGTTTCAAATGTGACATTTTTTAGATCCTGCATACGTGGATGCTCAAATAGTTCGACATACAATCGTTGCCACGCCAACAACGGCTCGCCACCTGTCATAATTAAGTGGATGTCTTGTCCGTTATCCATTGTCCACTTGCCTTCTGGAGTAAGGGATAACAAATGTTCAACAACTTCTTCAACTTCTGCAAGTTTGTTAAAGTTTTTAAATTCAGGATAGATACTTGCATACGTATCACAACCTGTATGAATAATAGGCAAGTCTGTAAACTTTTCGGTCCTTGCAATAATACCATCATCAAGTAAGTCTTTTACTTCTTGATTGTATCTTTGACCATCTGCTTGTTTTTCTGCACGACTAGGTTCATCTTTACCAAGTCCAAAGTTCATGCAACGAAAGTTACAACCGAAGGTACGTAGGAATACACTAGGCACTCCTACAAACTTACCTTCGCCTTGTACGCTGTAAAACGCTTCTGAATATCTTAGTTTCATACTTGACTTTCTGTTTACTGCTTCATGCGATGGATAGCCTTTTTCAAATACTGGAGATTCTGTCATCGTGCAAACTCCTGTTGCAGTTTAATGTTATCGAAAAACTCTTTCTTTGTGCCCATGTCATCTTTAAATGCACCACGTAGTACAGTTGTTTGTGTTAAACTGCTAGTTGCCATAATGCCTCTGTTCTCACAACAACCGTGTGTTGCTTGTATATAAACACCTAAGTGTTCTGCATCAGTCGCCGACTGTATTTCACGAGCAATGTCATTTGCAAGTTCTTCTTGTAGTGTACCGCGTCTAGCACACCACTGTGCAATACGTGTGTACTTAGACAGTCCAATAAGTTTATCTGCTGCAATAATACCAATGTATGCAACGCCTGCTACTGGCTGGTGATGATGCGAACACATGCTTTTAAGTTCGCTACGTACTACTAGCATGCCTGCATAGCGATCATCGCTATCATTAGGAAATGCTGTTGCCGCCGGTGCAGGGTCGTATCGTCCTGCCATAATTTCATTGTAGTACATTTTAGCAAGACGCTTTGCTGTGCCTTTACTATTAGGATCGTTAAACCTATCAATTAATAGTGCGTCTAATACACCTTCAAATGCAATAGATGCTTCGTTGATTAATTCTTCTTTGTCACCAGTCTCTAATACTTCACTGATATTGTCACCAGCCCAATGGCGAATGTTTGCTTCTTCAAGCCGGGCTTTGATTTGTACTATTTTGCTCATTTATTTCTCCGAGTTATAGACGAGGATGTCATGTAAGTAGTATACTCATAATACAAGTATACTACTCTATTTAGGTTTTGTCAAGTATTAAAATATTTTTCTAACATATCAATACGATCAGTTGCATGAGCCATCTTGTCAAGTTCTTCTTGAATGGCTTCTACAATGTCACTATGCTCGCCAATACCAGTTGCATTGTTCATATACACCATGATATTAGTCTTTGCTCTTTCGAGCTCACCTTCGGCATGCATACGTGCTGCTTTGACTAATTGTTCTCTCAAGTTCATTTCCTTTTCCTTATTGTTATTATTTGTATTCAGCTACATTTTCCCAAGGGTAAACTAACCACACATCTTCTTCTGCTTTGTTAATTTCGTGACAAGTATATCGTACGTCACTAAAGTCGCTTGCTAAGTTTTCCGTTAGTGTAGCAAAACGAACATTCTGGTCCCAAACTGTTCCCCAACTTTTATCCATTGGCAAACAACTTTTAGGCCAGTCTTCTTTGATCCAATTGAAAGTAGCACCAGTATCGTTGATATCATCTACAATAAGGATATTCTTGCGTAAAGGACCTGCTGTAGCACGTGGTTCACTTTCGTAACCAAATGCATCTTCAGCCATCCAAAGATTACTTTCGCTTTCACTGTCATCATCACGCAAGCTTACTTTAAGTGCTTCGCAACGTATGCCAGTCATATTACTAATAATAGTAGCAGGCACATTACCCCCGCGTGTAAGACCTACAATGTAATCAGGACGCCAGTTATCAGCATACATTTGGTTAACAATGCTTACGCACATACGTTCAATGTCGGTCCAGCTATAATAATGTTTCTTAATCATTTTCCCGCCTTTGAGTCTTTCTCTGCTTTAGTTAATTTATTATTCCAAGTGTTGTTACTAATACCAAGTTCTGAAGCCATAGCTTTAGTTTTACCTTTAGTAACTTCTCCGCCCTTAGCTAAAAACTCTGCTTTCATTCGTTCCAGTTCATCGTCTTTAGGCTTTGCGTCGTGATTCATGCTCATGTGTTATCTTCTTTCTTGCCTTTGTAATCTTGTTCTACTAATTTGTATATAGTTTGAAAGTTTTCGTATGCCTTAGCAAGTGCAGGGTATTCCTCACACATGTTATTAACAGTGTATATATCAGGTAATGCTTCTTTCCATAATGTAGGCACAATTTTAATGTTGTCCCAATCAAAACTAATCTGATCATCTGAAGAAATAGTATAACCAGTTATACCACTTATAGTAGTAATACTATCTAAATTAGGAGTACTAATAACAATAACACTACTGTTAGTATTAGTTGATACATTAAAAGTATAATCGGACCCTGTGTCAGTAATAAAAGCCTCGTCAGGATAATCGCTTAAATCAAGTGTAATAGTGTCAATCGCTTTGTTTGATTGTGTCATACAATGCTGCTCCGCTAAAGAATTCTTTGTTTAGTTTTATACGTTGCTTCTCTAAGGACACTTGTAAATCGGTATAGTTATCCATATAATTTACAATTTGTGCAACTACTTTGTCTCTATGATACAAGTATGCGTCATAGTTCTCAGTCCATTCACTAGGATATAAAAACTCAGGTAATGCCATTTCACTATAGCTTAGTCTATCAGGCACCATAGGAATTGCATCAACTAATGCTCCTTCGTACCAACTAATGCCAAGTGTTTCTTGTAAGTTAGCACTAAACACCATCTTAGCTTCGCCTAACAAGTTATGATACTCGTTTTTACTAAGTTCGTAGTCTTGACAAACAACAAACTCGTATTGTGGCAATCGCTCTGCAAGGTCTCTAAAAATATCAACTTGCTTCTCAGGCGCAACTCTATGCGGAAACAAAATTAAATCACGTTTTTGCATACCTTTGTATTGCTGCAAACTGTTGTGCAAATATTCCATAGGCCATCCGACCCGCTTAATTGTTTCAGTTTCTCGTACATCATCGTCATCTTCGGTCCATTCTAGAACTCCTTTAGCAAACAAATCTATGTGGAATTCACTTGCATAAAAATTATGATCGTAGCAGCTAAACATACTATGTTCTGCACTGCGCACCCAAGGTTTATCACCAATAAGTCTTCCTAAGAAGTCTTGCGGATCATAACTGCCAGCATGCCACAAGCCGCCGATACGAATATCGACGCCTAGTAGTTCTGCCATATATTTAAGTTGTATAACTGTAGGGTTCCATGCATCAGTGTATAAAAAGTAGTCGCCGTCTTTAACTTGTCCGTTACAAAACATTTCGCCGATAGTTTCTAGTTGTTTACTCTTGTATACATTAGTACCGCCAAAGTTGAGGAACGCCCCAGGCGTAGTTGCCTGAGGAGTCTCCCCACCACTAATGACCACAACATTTTCATCAATAGCATGTTGCAGTTGTTTAGGGAGATACTCCTTCCACTGTTTAGTGTAACGAGTGTCTACTGCTTCGATATCTACAATGAAAATAGTCATAGTTGTTATCCTTTAGTGTTGTTGTTAAAACGAGGCTTGCGCTCCCGTTGAACAAAGTCTTTGCCGCCGTTGCGAGCTTTTGCTCGTACCCAACCTTGGTACTTTTGATAGGCAATCCAATTAGGATCTTCCTTCTTATAAAGTGCTCTTTCATCAAACACTTTGCCTTCAAAGCGACAATAATCACGATACTGATCGAGATCGTTGAACACCTTATTTACTGCTGGATTAGCAATTGTCATAATGTAAATCCTCTTGTTATGACTTGGGGTAATATATTGAACAGCCGTTTTCGCCATCTTCAGCGACATCTATCTCTACAAAGCGGCAGGGGTACTTTGCGGAAATTTCTTCGTACAAGTCATCTGCAATCATCTCACATGACTTGTGATTCAGTTGTATTACATCCTGTGCGTACAACCGTTCCATCCAGCGTTTAAACTGAATGAATTCTATGTCGCGATCGTTGTGAAACACTTCGATGCGAACTTTAAAGTGGAAAATATGACGATGAGGAATGCCGAGGAATGATACATCGTCCCACTCGCCTGTTGCTAATTTCGGGTCTGTGTCTGCACCCGGATACATATGCACCCCCTCTTTAGAGAACGTGACCCAGATACTACGATCTGCTTTATTCATTGCGTTTTCTGTTGCCATTTTTGCGTCTTCTTCCTTCATTCTGCGTCCCATATAATTATGATACGATTCGTGTTGTGTCATAGTATTATTATACTTTCTTTAGTTAGTGTTGTCAAGTGTTTTTTTTGAACAGTTGTCAAAATGCCATCTTTTCATAGGACTATTGCCACCTGTTTTACCACAGTGCGGGCAAGTTACAGTATCTTGTGCAATACCTTTTAGAGCATCTGAACGTTTTTGATTAGATACAGGATCTTGTGTTTTACCCTGCTTTGCTTTAGAAATCTTTAGTTTAGTTGCTTCACTATGATGCTTACCTTCCATACCAGATTTTACAGAACCATATCGTTCAATCTTTGTCTGAATAATCTTTCGTTTAGTTTCTTCGCTTAACACTTTACCTGTATGTGCTTCAGATAGACGCTGTCTGTGTTCTTTTGATTTCGTTTTGCCTTTATGCGAAGGAGGACGACAGTCTGTGAGTATATTCATAAGTATTCCAGACTCGTCAATACGCCTACCATACTTTGCAATAAGTGTTTCTTCTAAAGTGTAAGCAGATTCTTCGTCCATATCTTTCTGTATGATTTCAATAGCAGGTATTAAACCGTTGTCAAGTATACTTTTGATTTTCATATCCTTCATATGATTATCTGTAGAACGACCATTCTTTACAGCACGGAGATGATCCAAATGCCTTTTGTTGTCCCACTTACCTTTACCTATATAAAACGGTTCCATTGTTTCTGGGTCTTTATAGCAATAAACATAATACATATGTTTATTTAGCAAAACTTACCCTTATTATTCTAAAACTGACTCTTATAATCCTAAACCTGCAAGGAATGCTCGTAGCTTCTTACCTGTATCGTGTTCGTCGCCTTCACGATAACCATCTTCCATATAACGAAGAAACTCTTGATGCGTCATACCTGTGTCCTGCACTTTCTTGCCGTCGTATTCTTTACGAAAGGTTACCCAGACACTTCTGCTTGCTTCTGTCATAGTTCTTTCTTCTTTCAGTTTTCGGGAAATATAATTATGATAACGTTCTTGCATGTTAATACTATAACACTAATCAATGACTTTGTCAAGTCCATAATCTTTCCAATCAGTATAAACTTTACGATCCATTAAATTATGAACACTGTGGCACCATATCCCGCTATTTGTGTCACCCCATGTGTTGTCATCTAATTTAAGAGTCGCATTATAATTAAACTGTTTAATATATGGAAGTTTGACACTAATCATACTAATAAATGTGTTATACTCGTCGTATCCTGATTCTAACACACCGTGACTATATTCAACACCAAAATCAAGTGTACACCAATAACCTTCTTTTAGTAATGGGAGAATCATATCATCCCACGCTTTCCAGTCGTCGGAATCTTCTGGAAAGTTTAATCCAGGAGTAAAGCTCTGACTAGTCCCGAAGTATAAGTGTTTAATGCCATGCTCATCAGCACGTTTCTTAATTTCATCCGCAGGCTGTATACCTACAACAAACAGAGTTTGTTCACCATACATTGCAGTATGTTCAACTTCTGTTCCGATAAAGTATATTACATTTTGTCTTTCGTCGGTATTTAATCCCATTTTATATAGCCTCTGCTGTAGTTGTCGGGTCTGTTTAAGCCATCTTCAAAAGCTTGTTGCCATTCTGTAGTTCTTGAATAACCTTTAGTCCAAAAGTCATCGATATCTACTTGATTGTTAGTAATCATACTCTCTGCAAGTTCCATTGACTTAATAAAGCAATCTGCTCGCGGACTAGGAAATACAATAGTGCAAGCCTTCCAAAGTAAGTTACCAAAGTCTGATGTTAATTGTTTTTGCACTCCTAGTATTAGCAATGCTTCGTTATTAAACGCTACATCATCCAATATATTAGTTCTACTACTCAGATCAATAACAACATCGTAAGCGCCGCTATACGACTGTTTTAGCGTGTCTCCCCACAGGTGTTTGTTATAACTGCCAACAACATCAACTGTTTCAAACGTAAGCCCAAATCTTTCAAGACTGTTATAAGCAATCCACGCTAAAAATCCACTTCCTAAAATTAAACACCTTTTATTAGGACCGACTCTAGTTTTAATAGCATCCAACGGTTGCATTACTACATTAATACCACACGCAACAGGCTCCAGTATATATTTTGGATCTGCACTAGGAACAACTACAAATTCATTGTGTCTACAGTTGTAGTAGTCTGCATAAGCAGGCTCACCTCGGGTAGCTACAATGTCGCCAACCTTAACATTTTTAATCAACTCGCCAACTTGTGTAACTTCTCCTAGACCTTCGTGGCCTTGCATTTCTTTAGGAAGTGGACCAAAGTTGCCTACCATCATTTCTATATCACTGCGGCATACACCTGTCATTAGTGCTTTAACTTCTATCTCATCAGACTTGTGTGCAGGCTTAGACCATTCGATTTCCTCGAAGCTACCTTTGCCGTCTGTATATAATAATTTAACTTTCATAGTGCCTCGATCTGTTTGTGAATCCAAATATCTTGTCTTACTTGTTGCTGCCAAAAATTATCATTGTCCACGTTATCAATCGCATCCTTTATCATATTATGATATGCTTCTTCAGGACACCATCCTAGTTCTATTGTAGTATCATTAATAGTAACACAACTTTCTTCTGTTGTCAAGTCTCTCCAGTTTGCATGCACCCGCCACCTTTCACCAAACGACATTTCAACTTTATCGTCTACATCGTATGTTCCGTTGTAGTTAATAGTGCCGTAATCTGTACTATCGATGTTCTGCAAAGTCCATTGCTGTTCGCTAGTTTTCTTAGTAGCAGATGTGCTATACCAATACGGATTTAACGCAATGTAAAGGCTTAATAAGTGAGGCACTAGGTCTCTGCTAACTCCACCGTATGCGAGTTCTTTAGTAGTAAACCAACTGCCAGGATGCGGAATACAATTCTTTCTAATCCACTTAATATCAATGCTATTTGATTGCGCTGCGAGAGTTTGCATTTCACCGATGTTATCTCTCCACATATTATTCTTTACCATCATAATACGTGTGTCAGGATATTGACTTAATATGTCTATCCATTCTTTAGAGTTCTTAAATCCTGGCTTTTCTACAAATACAATTTTACTATATGGCGCAACCTGTTGTGTAAGTTGTGCATGAGTAAAATTAGGTGTGCATATGTTTACAGTATCGAAAAAGCCATGCGCCACTAAAGCATCTTCTACTCTTGAAAAGTCTGCGTTCTTATCTGGGTTAGTATCAACAGTTATAACTTCAGCGTCTAATTGTGTTAAGACGCTTTTATAAAGCTCACCAATGCCCATTCCTATTATAAGACTTTTCATTCTAAACCTTTTTGTACTAAGTATGCATTAATACGATGCATTTCGTCTTTTAGATAAAGTTTCATAGTTTTCATTCTACGAACTTCGTCGGTTACATATAAGTTATCATATTCAATTAGTCCTGATTCTAAAAATGCTTCTGCAAGTGTAATAGGAATATCTAAACTACAAATTTTACCTGCTGTTAAGAATGCCTTGATCATATTCTCCCAAGGCGTCCATTGATCCGCATCTTCTGGAAAGTTTGTACCGGGATTAAAACTGTGATTGGCACCAAAGAAGATGTGTCCGCACTGTTCTTGGTCATAATGCTTTTGTATAACATCACAAGGTTGTACGCCTGTAACAAACAACGTCTTCATTCCAAATGCAGGAGTTTTTTCAACTTCTACACCTGTAAAAAAGATGATGTCGTTTGCTTCGCCTGTGTTGTAATCACGTTTCATCTTACGCTCCAAACTCAAAAAGTCGGTTGTTTGTATTAGTTGAAACTTTTTTTATATGTTCCATTGCACCTGGTGTAATACGATACTGATATTGTCCGCGTTCTTGTTTTTCAAAATAGCTCCAGTGATCATCACCTCGAATATATTTAGGCTTATGCTCATGCTCTACTAGAGCATAATTGTCAAGTACTGCCTGACCGTACTCCCATGCTGCTTTAAGTTTAGATTGTATTTCGTTACATGTAAAATCATAAACTTTTGCTTCAGTGACTACGTTGTCACCAGTAAGAATGTTCTCGTCATATTCAACACGGTATTGCCGTTGGATCTTATCTCTAATATTGCTATATTCCCAAGGAGTATTTATAATGTCAGCTGACAGCATTGCGCCTACTGTATGACCACTTGTACTACTCCGCAACCGACTTTTTATTTCAAGTCCATACTTGGGAAGATCTATACCTTTTCCTCGATTAACTTTGTAACCTTTATCTTCAAGATCGTCTTCGATCCACCTTCCGATGTTGCCATGATCTTGCGTCATCGGAATAACTGTTCCGGGGATTATTGCACTATTAAGTGATATTACTTTTACCATTATTCCAGTCCTTTTTGTATTAGATAACTATTAATTCGATGCATTTCGTCTTTTAAATAAAGTTTCATAGTTTTCATTCTACGAACCTCCTCAGTTACGTATGCATTATTATACAACGATTCTATCTCTTCGTCAAGCTCTCTGTGCTTACGCTTTAATTCGTCGTAGTGTGCGCGGAGTTTATCTTCGACTTCATCATAGTTGCTCATCCTGGAGTTCCTCTAATTTAGTTTCATCTAAAGTTTCTTGATCTTCGACTTCTTCAGGCTCTTCTATATCAAACAATGCATTAAAGTGTGTACTAGAGTTCACAGACTTCTTACCTACTGCACCGCGTGTGCCAGGAATCTGCATCCATAACCTACTATTGTCTTCGACTATCTTGTTTGCTTCTTCTCTAGTAGTAGCAGCAAAAACAGCATCAATAACATCGCCAACAAATAGTTGCTCATGCTTTTCATTTACTAACATTGAAGGAACTTTGCCTGCATCGTATTGACGATTTGCTTCTTGCACAGAGTTTAAATGCATCCATACATTATGTGCCATTAAGATTGCATAGCTAAAGCTATCCCAGGAAGTTTTGCCTTCCTTACCGATCCTGTTTAGATCACCTGGTGCATAAATGCAAACATCTTTTACAGTAGTATGTTCCATTACAGGACTAGTAGCAAAGTTTTTGTGAATACCATCTTGTACTACTGCATCCTTAAATAATCTAGTATCTTGCGAATACTTTTTGTCATCCATTGCTGCTGCCATTCGATAAGACCATTTGCCACGATCTTCGATTTCAGTCTCAGTATAAACTTGACCATTTGCAGTTGCAAGGAAAGGACTAGCACAATCAAAGCTAACAGTAAACTTAGGATTATGATACTTGCGTACAGCACGTTGAATGTCAGTTAACACTAATGCCCACTCTAATTTACTAGTACCTAAGAAGTGCATCCAGTCATGTAAGCCTTCTTCCAATAATCCGTCAAAGCGCAATGCAACTAGACGTTTTAGAACTAAGTGGACATCACACATGTTTTGTCCGCCCATTCCCCAACCATTAAAATGATTGTCTGGATATATGGCAGGGTCGCAATACTTCTTCATACGATCATACCAATCGTCTGCGTCAGTATGATTCTCGCCTTGTAGCACATTTAAGAATTTGCAGTTGCCATTACGATTGTTAATAAAATAATCATTATTAATTTCTGTAGCTCGACATGCTTCTTCGTATGTGCTAATTCCTGTAGCTTTTTGACCTTCTGGACTACGAGCAACCCATGCTGGAATATCTAAACACATTCCATAATCCATTAAAGCATCCATCCAAGTTAAAACTTGCTTACGCTTTTTCATTGCAGCAGGACAATTCGGATCTTTCCAATCGCCGGGCCACTTGCCTTTACCAATCTGGAAACCGCCTGAATCGCCTAGTACAAAACTTTTGCCATCACGTGGACGAGTTCTAAACATTTCTTCTCGGTCATCTTGTTTGTTCAAGTCGAGATTAGCATGTCCTGCAGAGTACAAGCACCACTTGTAATATAACAGTGGGCTTGTAGGATCTAAGTAATTAATACTTTCTACATCATTTGTAAAGTTTGTAGGCAATCTGGATGGTTCGATGTACGGGAATCGTTTTCTTTGATACCCGATAAATGCGGAGTAAAAACCAGATGTTGCTGGTAAAAACAAGGCATAATCTTTTTGTGTTGCTGTTAAGTCTGTATTCATGCTCTCCGCCGGTCCATCCATATTACTTGCTCTGCGCTGGTAGAATATAATCGTATGTTGCCATACCTGAATCAACTGCAATCTTCATTGCACCTTGATCGCTAATGCTCATAGTAATATCACCGCTCAGATTCAAAACAGCTTGTACTGCTGCTACGGGCCAACTCCAAGTATGCTGCAATGTACCTGCTACTGCATTTTGGAATACAAACTCGCCTGCGTGTGTACTTGCATCGCCGAAGCTAAACACTAAGTCACTTACACCAGCAGTTGCTTTGGTAGTAACATTAAATGTAGGCTCTTCGGTATGTGCCGCACTCATTAACTTCATACGTCCGATACTAGCAACACTTGGCTTAAATTCTACAGCCCATGCAGCACCTTTAAATGTAACATTTTTTAACTTCTCTTCGATAATTGCTTTGTTCATAAAGCGATAATCATTTTCAAAGTCACCTGCGTTGTTTTCAAAGTGAATATGCGTTGGCATAGTTTCGCCATTACGTTCTGCTGTAATTACATCAATCTTAGCATCTTTCTGATACTCGGGATTTTTCAAATGCAATGCAAGTTTGTCTAAGTTAGGCATACCAAATGTGCCAACAAACTCAGTAACTGGTGTGTGGGTAGTTGCAGATAAGATAACACTCCTATCCTCTGCCATTGAATTAACACTAGTAGTACCATCTTCCGATGTGACTTTGACTAGTGGTAGGAAACCTAGTGCATGTGTGTGTGCTACTACGTCTTGTAAGATATCTTTCATACTGTTTCTCCATTGAATAAGTTTATTATAACGCCTTTTTTGGCCTTTGTCAAGTCTTTCTTTACTGAGTATTTAGGTTCGTACCCAAGTGCTTTCATTTTTTCTAAGTTAGCACAAGTATAAAAACGCTCTCCCGGGGTATTTAGACGTACTGGAACATCAGTTGCTAAATCCTGGATCTTTACAGGAACTCCAGATCCAATATCAAGTACACCTTTAACGTAATCACATTCTATTAAAATATTAATAGCATCAATCACATCAAGTAAGTGTACAAAATCTCTGTAGTGTCTAGTAACATATTCTAGTTCACCGTTAAATAGTTTATCAAAGAACATACCTTTACGCGGAGTATGAGACCATACTGTATGAAATCTCATTCCTAGTGTATTAGGATAACGTTCTGCAAGTTCTTCTAGCACATACTTAGACGCTGCGTAAGGGTTCAAATCGGGCTCGTAAGCACTCGAACTGCTCGCGTACAGTATACGTGTGTTTTGATAACGCTCAAACAAGCGCCTGCTTGCTTCGATGTTATTCATCCAGTATGCTGCTGGATCCTTAATGCTTTCTCTTACACCCGACCGTCCTGCTAAGTGTATAATTAAGTCAAAGTCTTTATTTGGAAAGTCACAAGTTAGTAAGTCATTTCCTTCCACTAAATCAATACCTGTAACAGTATGATTAAGTTTAAGTGCTCTTAATAGACTAGAGCCTATAAAGCCTCTATGTCCTGTTAGTAGTATATTCACGTAGCCTCTCCCATGTGTGTTGCCATCCTTCTACATGATGGTTTATACCGCTGTAGTTTGCTAGTTTTAATGGATAATCGTTGCCATCTATGTCGATGTCCTGTAGTAGTTTTCTTAGCATTTAACTTTGTACTACTTACTACAAGATTGTTAAGTTCGGTATTATCTGTAACAACATACCGACTATCAGACTTAACAACTTCACCGCCTATATCCCAAATAATATCATTCATACATTAACTCCTTTAACTCTCTAAGCTTTTCCATAAGCTCTTCAATAGTATTTAGGTCCTGTTCGTTCTCCGTATCAATTTCTATCTCTAGTTTAATCTTCATTTTACTCTCCAAAGTCAAACAAACTAGTAAATGTGTTATGACGCTTAGTATCCTCTAATGGATAGTTAAGCACACCAATTAAGTTGTCTAACTTATTATCAATAATAGTTTCCGCCATCGCTGCATCATCAAACGGAAGTTCTTTGAACCATTCCGGCAAACGCATTTGATCTGTCGGATACGCTACGCTTGTATAGCCTAATGGATTAGGTTTTAGTTTGCAAACAATAACTTTCATACCGTCTACAACTTCTTCAGAATACTTGTCGCCGTTCATTCGACGTAGTGTATTCCAGTTAATACTTGCTCGAACGTGTCCGGGCATGTTAGCTTTACCTTGCTTCTCTTCTAAGCGGCGATAGTGTCCAACTTTGTTTGCACGTTTAGGTGAACCTTTCTCCCAACCCGGGCGCTCATGGAACTGTTGACGGAACTCTGTAATACGCTCAAGTACATCAGTACGCGGCTTATCAGTAAGTACCATAAGTAATAGCTCGCTTAGAAACTCCTGCATAAACACAGGTGTATCCGACCTACGTAAGTCTAAGCCCATTGCTTTTACTTTACCAACTTTACCGTCAATGTCTGTTCTAAAGCCTTCGTTGTCAACTACTAATGCTGCATAACGCTTCTTAGTAATATACAAGCCCGACTGTGCAACAATCTCGCGTCCTGCTGCAATAACAGTTGCACGACTCTTTGGACAATGATGCGACTTTGCCATCATCTCAGTAAACGTACCATCAACTGCGCCACATATCTGATCATACAATGTAATTGCTTTATCAGTATCCCATTCGATCTTACCTGATTCGATATCATTTTGTAAAGTAGGCCAAGCACTAAAGTAGACCGAATCTGTGTTATGAACCAAATGTCCATTTGCAAAGAAAAACGGATCGTCTTCGGCAATGCTTATATCATATACGTACTGGTCGCCTGTGT